TTTGAAAAGGAAGATAATACAACGGGATCTCGTGAACTGGCATGCACTGCAGATGCCTGCGAAGTCGTGGACTTGAGTGCATCGTGATTATTGAGATACCGATTAGTGAGGACTACATGAGTCGTGCAAAGGAAAAGGCTTCTTCTGTGGGCATATTGCAGGGAAGTATTACGGGTGGCTCTAGGAACGTGTTAGGGGCGATAGGCGAGGTAGTTGTTGCTGATAGTATTAAGGCTAAAGAAGTAAACACATACAATTACGATCTTATTAAAGGTGGTAACAAGATAGATGTTAAGACTAAACGTTGCACATCTAAACCGTTACCCAACTATGATTGTTCTGTAGCGTTTCACGGAACTAAACAAGATTGTGATACGTATGTGTTTGTTCGAGTATTATCTGATTTAACAAGAGCTTGGATTTTGGGTAGCATTTCTAAGCCAGACTTCTACAAAAAAGCTACCCTATACAGAAAAGGGGATGTCGATTCAAACAATGGTTTTGTTTTCAAAGCTGATTGTTATAATCTTTCAATAGATAAGTTGAGTCCTATCCATGAAATTCAATAAGAAAACAAAAGCAAAGTTATTTGTGTTAGAAGCCTATCTAAATAGGGATGGTAATGTGGAGTTGAATTACGAAGCAGTCAAGCCAGAAGATTTAGAAAAGGAACTTAATCTAGGTGTGCCTATGTACGATGGTACAAGTCAGGTTGCATCACTGCTTCGATATTTGAGGAAAAGTGCGGATGATATATTAAGTGGGTCGAGGAATTATATTTATTAGGTTCTGCCACCTTTTTTAAAACCCATTTTTTTTACAACGTCTGGTCTTTCTTTTTTCAAAGCCATCAAACCTTTATTTAGTTTGCCACCTTTTCTCATACCCATATCGTATCTTTTCTTTTCAGTCATGCGACCCATTGGGTTTTCCATGCCTGCCATACCAGTAGTCATCTTTCTATTTTGTTGAGCAAGTCCCCCCATTTGCATAGGTTTACGTGGCATTGCCATACCTCCGCCATACATTTTAGCAGGGCGTTGTCCGTTGTTATATGTTTTCACTACATTTCTCCTTCATTTTCTTGGTAGATTTTATCATAAAATTCTGGTATGCCCAGACCTAATTGTACAAGTTCTGTGAGTACAAAATCTTGAATTAATGTAGACATTCTATCTATCTCTACTTTGCTTAATTTTTCTGGAAACTCTAACATTTTTCCCATAAGTCTAGCAGCGTCTTT